CTCCAGCTACCACTACAATGGCTACCATTGAGCAGGGTATGAAGGTGTTTACCGCTGTCTACAAGCGTATTTACCGCTCCCTCCAAGAAGAGTTTACCAAGTTGTTTGAGATTAATGGTACATACCTAAATCCTAATACTTATGCCGATATTGTGGATGTAACAGTTGGTCCTGATGACTTTAACTCTACTCAGTACAATATCTGTCCGGGTGCTGATCCTACTGCTGTAAGTCAGACTGAGCGTTTGCTCAAAGCACAAGGTCTTATGGAGATGCTACCGTTGGGTATCCTTGATCCTGTTAAAGTTGGTCTGCGTATTCTGGAAGCCCAGGAACAGCCTAACTTCCAAGATCTACTCCTACCTCAAGTGGCACAAACTGGGCAACCCCCACCTCCACCACCTGATCCAAAGTTGATGGAAACTGAAGCAAAGATTAAAGCTTTGCAAGAAGCCTCAGCAATCAAACGGCAAGAAGCTACCTTTAAATCAGAGCTTGCTGCTCGTGACCAGTCAGTGTCACTTGCCATGAAAGCAGCCGCTGCGGACCAAGATGCCAGATCAAAAGACATGCTAGCCCGCACTAATTTGGCGGTTAATGTGTCTGGTGAACGTGCAAGGTCCGCACAAGAGCGTCAGAAGTTTATTCAAGAAACCATCCACAAAGAAGTGGATCATAGGCAGAAAGTTCGCCACAATGAGCAAGCGGCTAGAACTAAAAATCAGGCTCAACGTTCTAAGGAGAAATAAACCCCTTTATGTCAAAAGCAGAGTTCATTGACTGGAAGACCAGTCTTATAACCCAAAAGATCTTTCAGGAATTGCAATCCCGTGTCACAGATATGACCGATTACCTTTCTGAAAATGCCGGTAAAGACCCATCCCAAGACCGGGAATTGGTCGGTGCTATTAAAGCCTACCGAGATATGATCAACATTGAATATTTTGAGGAGTCTCAAACTTGATAGTTCCATTATTGCATCGAATTGTTGTCCGTCAAGAAAAACTTGAGGATACAGACAAAGACTATAAACGAGCAGCCAAGGCTGGTATTATTATTCCCGAACATGAGGATAATAAACGAGCACAAGCAGGGGTAGATCGTGGTACGATTATCTCTATTGGTGCTACCGCCTACAAAGACTACGGGGTTGATCCCCCGGTTCAAGTAGGAGATCTGGTAGCTTTTGCAAGATATAGTGGTAAGACTATTGTAGATCCAGATGATAATCAGGATTACGTAGCACTTAACGATGAAGATATTGTCGCAATTATTAGGAAATCAAATGACTGAAGAAGTGGTTAAAACATCTCCCGAGAGTGAGAGCAAACAAGTTACTGAAGTAACAAAAGCAGAGCCAACCGAACTTGAGCTAAAAGCACGAGAACAAGGTTGGGTTCCAAAAGAGGAATTTAATGGTGAAGAGCATATGTGGTATGACGCTGGAGAATTCCTCCGCCGTGGCCCCCTCTTCCAAAAGATTGACTCTGTAAGTAAAGAAAATAAAGACCTGAAACTAGCTCTGCGAGAAATGAAAAATCTCCAAGCTAAGATTCGGGAAACCGAGTATGCTAACGCAATCCGAGATCTTAAAGCTAAGAAACGTGATGCACTAGCTGAAGGTGATGCAGATGCAGTGATTGATGCCGAAGAGAAAATTGAACTGGTCAAAGAAGAGCAGTTACAACTTCGGGAACAAAACGCATACGAGCCACCTGTTGAAGCAGAACTACAGCCTGAGTTTGTGGATTGGAAAACACGTAATCCGTGGTACTCCTCTACCCCTCACATGAAGGTATTTGCTGATACTCTGGGGATTGATCTTGCAAAGCAAGGTGTTCCAAAGTCTGAGGTTCTCAAGAAAGTAGAGGCCGCAGTACGGAAAGAATTCCCTAATAAATTTAGAAACCCGAATCAAGACAAGCCAGGTGCTGTCGAGAGTGGGACTTCCAAGACTACCACATCATCCAGTTTTCAATTGACTGATGATGAACATCGAGCGATGAAGACTTTTGTGCGTCAGGGTATTATGACTGAAGCAGAATACAAAGAACAATTGAAAAAAGTTAGGAACTAATATGACTCAAGAAAAAGAAGCAATTTCCAAAGGGCCAAGTGGTCGTGTTACAAGAACCCCGTTGGGGCAACGTAACCTGTTGACAGTTAAGGGTAAAGACCCTAATTATCATTATCGCGTTGTTAACGTGAGTGATTCTGATGACAATTTTGAACGTCGTGTCTCCCAAGGATATGAACCAGTGGACAGTGCGGTAGAGGTAGGCGACAAACGTGTTGCGACCCCCAGTACTCTCGGATCTGTAAAGCATATCTCAGTTGGGCAAGGACAAAAAGCTGTGTTGATGCGCATTAAAAAGGAATGGTATGAAGAGGACCAAGTCGCGCTAAACAACAAAGCAGACGACCAAGAGGCCACCATCAAACAAAAAGCTCTCGATGGTACTTATGGAAAGCTCGAAATCGGTCGAGGATAATCTGTAATTTTGCCATTAGAGAGTTCCCTAAATTGACTTTTGGAGAATAACTAATGTCAAGTGTTTCGCGTATTAACGGGCTTCGTCCCGTAAAAATGATTACTGGTGCGCCGTATAACGGTCAAGCCAGTTTGTATTTTGTTCCCTCTTCTAACTCTGATGTGATCATGGTTGGTGACGTGGTTAAACTGGCTGGTGACGCTCGTAGTCCCACTGGTGTACCCACGGTTGCCCGCCATGCATCCGGCGCTACTGAAGCCGCTGTTGGTGTTGTTGTTGGGATTGTGTTTAGTGGTGTGGGTGATGTTCAGAACATGCCTCCCGTTAATGACTTGAATACCCCTGTGTATCGTCGTGCATCTACAGATCGTTATCTGTTGGTTGCTGATGATCCTAATCTGGTGTTTGAAGGTCAGACGAGTGGTGCTACGTTTGCTACGGCTAACGTTGGTTTGAACTGTGAGATTGATGCTACCGCTGGTTCTACGACCTCCGGTGCCTCTGGTATGAGTATTGACTTGGCTGCTTTGGCATCTACGGCAACTCTACCACTGAAAGTAGTTGGCTTTCCTTCTCGTCCAGATAATAATATCGGTGATACTTATACGAATGCTTACGTGGTGATTAACAATCATCAGTATAAAGGTTCTACTGGTACTGCTGGTGTTTAATATTTAAGAAGGAATAATATATGTCAGTTATTAATAGTGGTTCTTTTGCCAAGGCTCTTTGGCCTGGTGTTAACGCTTGGTACGGTAAGGAATATGCTGAGTATCCGGTTGAGTACACTCAATTGTTCGATACGTTCACGTCGTCCAAAGCGTTTGAAGAGGATGTTGGTGTTTCGTCTTTTGGTCTTGCAGTTCAGAAGTCTGAAGGTGCTCCAGTATCTTATGACAGTGAACGTCAAGCGTTCATTACTCGCTACCAACACGCTGTGTATGCGTTGGGCTTCATTGTTACCAAAGAAGCATTCGACGACGACCAGTATGATGTGGTGGGTCAGCGCAAAGCTCAAGGTCTTGCCTTCTCTATGCGTCAGACGAAAGAGATTATCGGTGCCAACGTGTACAATCGTGCCTTCAACGGCTCGTACACTGGTGGTGACGGTTCTACTCTGTTGTCTACGTCGCACGCCAATATCAAAGGTGGTACGTGGTCTAACCGCCCTGCTACCGATGCCGACTTGTCTGAAGCTGCTTTGGAACAAGCTTGTATTGATATTGCCGGGTTCACGACTGATGCTGGTATGCTGATTGCGATTCGTCCTGAGTCGTTGATCATCCCCCGTCAGTTGATGTTTGAAGCTAAGCGTATCCTGTCTACGGACGGTCGTGTTGGTACTGATGCTAATGATTTGAATGCTATCAAGACTTTGGGTTCCATTCCAAAGATTGTTACGAATCATTATCTGACCGATACTGATGCATGGTTCATCCGTACTAATGCCAAGAATGGTATGAAGTACTTTGAGCGTAAGGCTGATTCGTTTGATATGGACAATGATTGGGATACCGAGAACGCCAAGTTCAAGGCTACGGGCCGTTACAGCTGCGGCTGGAGCGATCCGCGTCAAATCTACGGTAGCGAAGGCGCTGCGTAACTTTAAGGGGGAGGGGAGCAATCTCCTCCCTCCTTTTTGATGATAAAGAACATTCCAATAGAGCGAATGACTGAAGATGTAGAAGTGGTAGATATTAGTGGTCTATCGGTATTGTTTGCCATTCCTTGTTATAGGGGCTCAATACCAATAGATGCTACAGCAGCGTTAATGGCTACAGCCGCAATGCTGCGAGAGATGGGAGTGAAAGTGGGCTTTGCCTACGAACGAGAGAACGCCCTCATTGACTCTTGTAGGGATGTGTTGGTGGATAGGTTTATGAAAGACACCGACTACGATAAGATGTTCTTCATTGATGATGACATCGTGTGGAACCCTCAAGATGTGGTTAGGATGCTGGCCATGAGTAAGTCGCACCCTGTGGTGTGTGCCACCTACCCTGTAAGGCAAGATGCCCCTTTGTTCTATGTGTCTTTCTACGGAGGCTCCCCAATGGAAGATAGGTATGGCCTAATTCCTGTAGAGGGTTGTGGTATGGGGTTTTGTGTCATTGACAGGGGGGTGTTTGATGCCCTTGCTCCTGCCACCAAGACATATAAGCACAAGGGCCGCACACAGCATCAATATTTTAAGGTTGGAGTTAAGAACGGCGTTAGATATGGAGAGGATAGCTACTTCTTCAAACGTTGTGTAAAGAGGTTGGGGCCAGTGGTGTTTCTTGACCCCACCATCGAACTCCAGCACTTTGGCACCAAGAGTTATTCATACAAATTTCGGGAATATTTAGCCAAGCAGACTGCCCCGACAGACGATGTACCGACTGCTGGCGATGTTGTACATAACTAAGGAACTATTATGGCTCGTACTACCTTTCAAGGCCCTGTCGGTATCGGCAAGGGTACCACCCCCACTGTAACGCAGGATACTAACCGCTCTACTGGCGTCACGCTCAATGCCGCCTCTGGTCAAATCACCATGAACAGCACCTCGCTGGCTGCTGGTGCTGAAGCCTCGTTTATTGTTACCAATAACAAGTGCACTGCCAACAGTGTCCCTGTAGTGGCTATTAAGAGCATGGCTACTGGCCTCCCTGTTGCCACTGTAACCACTGTTGCTGACGGCTCGTTCACCATTACTGTGTCCAACCTTGACGGTGCCACTGCCGACACTACGGCTGATGTTATCAACTTTATCGTCTTCAACGGTAGCAACACCGGAGCTTAAGCATGGCTGACACCGTAAACACTAACGTAGTGTTCAACGGGAACCGAAAATACACGGCCAACTTTACAAACGTGTCTGACGGTACTGGTGAAACTGACGTTGTAAAAGTAGATATTTCAACCCTCATTGGCCCTGACAAGGTTAATGCTCCCACTGCTGTAGTTATTGAGCAAGTGCAGTGGAGTATCCAAGGATTTTCTAACGTTCGCATTGAGTGGGATCACACCACTGACGATGAAGCGCTTGTTCTTGGTGCTGGTAACGGCTATCTTGATTTCCGTTCTGGTGGCGGGTTGCGAGACCCCCGTAGTACAGGTGGTACTGGGGATATTTTGTTTACTACTTCTAGCGCAATTAGTGGTGCTTCTTACGACATTACGCTGTTCCTTCGTCTGAAAGCATAATGGCTAAATCACCCGCGTGGCAACGCAAGGAAGGAAAAAATCCCTCTGGTGGATTGAACGCCAAAGGGCGGGCATCTTACAACCGGGCTAACCCCGATAAACCGGGTTTGAAAGCTCCCCAACCTGAAGGGGGCGCACGACGTGACTCTTTTTGCGCCAGAATGACTGGAATGAAGAAAAAGCTCACTTCTGCTAAGACAGCACGAGACCCTAACAGTCGCATCAATAAAAGCCTGAGGGCTTGGAAATGCTAAGGGAGCAATATGCATAACAGGCGTCGTGTCATTAGCGGTTCAAACGTCGTTCTTCCAAACCACATAGGGAACGTTGCTGCGTGGTATCGCTACGGACAAGGCATCACCCAAGCGGGGGGGTTTGCTTCGGCTTGGGCGGATCAGAGCGGGAACGGGCGCGACCTGTTGCAAGGTTCAGGTGCGGCGCAGCCTGCGGTAAATGGTGATGGTTCGTTGTTGTTTAACGGGACTTCGCATTTTATGCGGGCTGTGTTTACGTTTTCTCAACCCGCTACGGTATGTGTTCTTGCCAATCCG